GATATTATGACCTTTGATGAATTGCAGGCGTTAGCCGAAAAAGACCTCAAGTTAAATGATACTGAACTTGATTTAGAATCATTAAAAACACCACAACTACACAACAAGTATTGTAAGTTTCATAATCAATATATCAATATACTAAAAAAAGCTGAACAAGATAGAGATAGACTATTACGGGAGAAATGGGAGTACTATACTGGTAAAGCAGACCCATCGGTCTACCAAGAAAAACCTTTCAATATAAAGTTACTTAAGCCAGATGTTGATAAGTATATCAAGTCAGATGATGATTTGATCAAGTTGGAACAAAAAGTAACTTACATACAAAGTGTGGTTGATTACCTGGATAAAACTATTCGTATTATTACAAATCGTACATTTCAAATCAAAAATGCTATAGATTGGAAGAAATTTACTTCTGGTATAATCTAAGATGTTTACTCCTAAACCTTATAATATATATCAGTCTGTTATCTCAAAAACAGGATAAGCTTAACTTTAACATATAGGAGCTATAGAATATAAAAATGAGTAACTTAAATAAAACACAAAATTTTGACTGGTCTTTATCTAACTTTAATTGGGAATATTGGGGTTGGTATGAAAATGTATTCACAGATGAGCAAATTGAAGAAATTAAAAAATTATCAAAAAACAAAAACAGGGCTAACCTTAAAAAAGGTGAGGTAGAAAATGGAGTTGATACAAGTATTAGAAATAGTGAAATTTCTTTTATCTATTCAAGTATAACAGAAAATCAGTTTATACATCAAAGAATAACAGACGTTGTTAACAATGCAAATTCTAGTCTTTGGAATTTAGATTTATCTCATTTAGAGATTTTACAATATACAAAATATAACAGTAAGTACAAAGGCCACTATGGATGGCATGTGGATAATCTATTTCAAAATCATAGAAATTCTATGAGAAAATTAAGTTTTTCTGTTTTATTGTCAGATCCTGATAAGTTTGAAGGTGGTGATTTAGAGTTGTCATATGGTGATGGTCCTACAAAAATGCCAAGACAAAAAAATAAAATGATATTGTTTCCTTCTTACACACTCCATCGTATTACGCCTGTTACAAAAGGTATTAGAGAAAGTTTAGTAGGTTGGGTACAAGGACCTAGGTGGAAATAAATGTTTTTAGGTGTATAAAATTAAAAATAAACAAATATGCAAAATATAATAGTAGATAAAATAAATGACGTATATATTCGTATAGATGCTGACGCCTCTATTCGTAGAGAACTTTCTGATTACTTCTCGTTTGAAGTTCCTGGCTATAAGTTTACACCACAGTTTCGTAATAGAGTTTGGGATGGCAAAATAAGATTATATTCATATGCCACAGGTCAAATGTATGTAGGACTGTACCCATATTTAAAAGATTGGTGTAAGAAAAAAGATATTCATATAGTTGAATCTAGTGATATTTTAACACGTAGCAACGTCTCAGCCGCCGATATAGAGGGTATGATTGAGGAGTATGATCTGTCTATTAAACCTAGAGATTATCAGATAGAAGCATATAAATTTGCCTTAGAATATGAAAGAGGACTTATATTATCACCGACAGCTTCTGGTAAGTCACTTATAATCTATATGTTAGTTAGACATTATATGAATATGATTAACAATAAGATATTGATTATTGTTCCTACAACGTCACTGGTAGAACAATTATATAAAGATTTTAAAGACTATGGTTTTGATGCAGAAACAAATGTTAGTAGAAAATATCATGGTTATGATATTGATGATGATAAACGCATAGTTATATCCACATGGCAATCATTATATAAAATGCCTAAGAAATTTTTTGAAGATTATGGTGCTGTTATAGGTGATGAGGCTCATTTGTTTAAGGCTGTATCATTAACAAAAATAATGACTAAACTTACAGAATGTAAATATCGAATAGGTCTTACAGGAACACTAGACGATAGTAAAACTCATAAGTTAGTATTAACAGGATTATTTGGTATAGTTAATAGAGTGGTATCAACAAAACAATTAATAGATAAGAAACAACTAGCAAATCTAAAAGTAGTTTGTTTAAACTTAAAATATCCAGAAGAAGAATCTAAAAAAGTATATGGTGTAAAATACTTTGAAGAATTAGAATATCTTACTCAAAATAAGGCTCGTAATAAGTACATACGAAATCTAACCTTAGCACTAAATGGCAATACTTTATGCTTGTTTCAGTTAGTAGAAAAGCACGGTGAGATTTTATATAACTTAATTAAAGAAAAGGCAGATACAAAACGAAAAATATTTTTTGTTTATGGTGGAACAGAAACAGATGATAGAGAAAAAATTAGAGCAATCACAGAAAAATCGGATAACGCAATTATTGTCGCTTCTTTTGGAACGTTTAGCACTGGTATCAATATTCGTAATTTACACAACATTATTTTTAGTAGTCCTAGTAAAAGCCCTATAAGAGTATTACAAAGTATTGGCCGTGGTCTAAGAGTTGGTGATAAAAAACAGTCTGCTACAGTCTATGATATTTCAGACGATTTAACCTATAAAGATAAAAAGAATTTTACATTAACACATTTTCAGGAAAGAGTTAACATCTATAATAGGGAGAGTTTTAACTATGAAATTCACACCGTTAACTTAGATAAATAATTATATGAAATCTTTAGACATTAAAAATGCTAAAATCATACGTCTAGTTTCTGGAGAAGAAATTGCCTGCAAACTAGATGACTCAAGTGCTGAAGAAAATGTAAAAAAATCCCGTTTGGTTAGATTAAAGGATCCTATGTTAATTAAATATGTTCCTCAATTTACTGAAATGGGTATTACAGATTATATAGCTTTAGTGCGTTGGGTAGGCTTTACTAGAGATAAAATAGTCACTATACCAATAGACAAAATACTTACTATTTGTAATGCTACTCCTGAGTTTAATGAAAGATATACACAAATTGTAGGAAAACTAGCAAATGTTAAAGATAATCTTCCTTCCTATATAGAAAGAAATATGAATAAGGAAGAGTTTGAACAATCTAAAGAATATAAGGATATAGATAAAGATAAACTTGAAGAATTGAGCGATATGATAAACATGCCAAGTAAGAAGTTACACTAGATAGGTAGCCACGGTTCTACTGAACAACCCACATGGGTATTATATCAACAACTTAAAAAAGAGTCAAGCGCCTATGAAAATTAGATTTTACAAAAGATTAGATGGTATGAGATGGTTAGGCTTTGTACTGGCCATGATAGGTGCCTACATACTATCAAATGCAAATCCTAGCACTCAATGGGTAGGATGGTCAATTGCAACGGTATCTTGTAGTATATGGATATACATGGGTATAAAAGATAAAGACATACCTAGAGCACTCATGGAACTTATGTATCTATTACTCGCATTAAGAGCTATTTACAATTGGTTAATATGATAGACCATTGACAAAAACAACCAAATGTAGTATTATATAATTATGACTAAAACTAAAAAAAGATCAGCACATTATGTAGATAATAAAAAGTTTCTACAGGCGATGATAGAGTATAAGGACAAGTGTGATAAAGCAGAAAAAAGAAAAAGAAAAGCACCACCAGTTACAAATTATATTGGTGAATGTTTTTTAAAGATTGCAAATCACTTATCTTATAGACCAAATTTTATAAACTATACTTTTAGAGATGATATGATTTCTGATGGTATAGAAAACTGTTTACAATATCTTAAAAACTTTAACCCAGCAAAATCAAATAATCCATTTGCTTATTTTACACAAATCATTTACTATGCTTTTATTAGAAGAATACAAAAAGAAAAGAAACAAACAAATATTAAGTATAGAATGATTGAACAAGGAAATATAGATGAATTTTCTGTATTGCCAGGTGATACAAATAGTGATTATAAAAATCAGTTTTTAGAATTTTTAAGAAAAAATAAACCATCAACTGAAGAACAACCTAAGGCTAGCGAAATTAAAGTTAAAAAAAGAAAAAAAAGAACTTATAATAGCGTTTTAGATATATAATGAAAATAGCATT